AATCAAGAACAAGAACCGTGTTCGTGGTTCCGGTGCCAGCGCCTGCCGTGGTGTTATAAATCAAGGCCCCTCTAGCCGTGATCGTTGAGCTAGAGAACACCAAGTCCTGAAAGTCGCAAAACGCGGCTGTGCCCGATCTGGTTGGGGTTACGCTCGTAAGCGCTCCGCCGCCGGCAGAGTAGCCGGTTCCAGACACCTCATTGGTTGCAGTGTAATCGGTTGTTGATGCGTCAAAGGTTGCGCTGTTGGTATACAGCGCCAGCTTGTATGTATCAACTCCAGTGGTAAAGTTGTGCGTAGCCGCCAGAAGCTCTTCTTTAAAGGAAGTACATATATAGTTCCCGGTAAAGGCCATTTACACCCTCCTGATAAGTTGAGCCAACTCAGGCTGGCCCGCCTCTGTTAGCGCGTTGCAAACCGTCGTCCTGTCTGACTGAATAGCTTGCTTGACGTAAAAAACAATTACTTCCCTAAGGGAATCCCTGAAAGACTCTGCTTGTTGCCGAATTGGCTCAGGCGCACTGCCAGAAACGCTGATAATTTTTTCTAGGCAACGCTCGGCAACTTCTTCTGGAGTTGACCCCCTGTTCTCTGTTGTGTGAACAACTACGCTACCAACACCTCCAGAAAGCATCAGTCTCTTGCCTTCCTAACGTCGCCAGACCTATAGCTGTCCGTCGTCGTATAACCCTCGCCATACTGCTCCAGCATAGTCAAAGCCTCTGAGTATCTCTGGCTATACAGTTGCATAAGGTCAGCATCCCCCTTGAGGTAAGTGTAGGCCTCAAGAAGACAGCCGTAGAGCAGTGCGTTTTCAGCGTTATCGCCAAGCCAGCTCGTCCCCGAGTCAACAATGGACTGAGGCCTGTAAAAATAATGAAGCTCTACCGGGTAGTTGGCGTCTGGAGTTGGCCCAACTATAAGGTTGGTGGCATCAAAAACACCATAAACCCTTGGCGCTCCTTGAGCTGTTGAGTCTGGGTATGCCTGCCGGATAAAATTTGCGCTCTTTATTATCAAATATTCATAGCCAGAGTCATCTATCGCCAAGGAGTACGGAGACAGATAATCGCTTGGCAGTCCTAGATACTGATTCCCGGCGGTAAGAGTGCCCGCTGAGTTCTTCCTGAAGACGGGGAGCTGTACTCGCTTCAGTATTCTCTCTTCTGCCTGCCTAATGATTATCGGTATGTTGGAGACAAAGCTGGTTTCATCTGACTCCACATAATCCTGAATCGCTTGGCTCAGTGTCGCATATGTAAAAGCCATCAACCAATCTCCACCGTCACACGCCCAGCCATAGCCGCCATGTCGAGCCCCACAGTGCGACTACCCAAAGCAGTATTGCCGCCCCCCACAGGGTTCCAAGCAGAAAGCGCTCTACTTTCATCGATGTTTTGATCGGGTCTCGGAAACCTAAGAGCTTGAGGATCATTTGCATCAACCTCTCCCAGCTTGTCTTGTGGGTGATCTTTATCGACAACATCTCTTCCGACGAGAAGTCCATTCCATCTACCATCCTCAATTTGACGGACGAGATCTTTCAGCCGATACCTAAAGCCAGTCCTGTCGCAAAAGCCAAAGGCCTTTTTCCCTGCCGCGTAGCCACTCATAAGTCGTTATAACCTCCCGGAGAGACATGCAGTGCCGCCTTCTCTCTTGATGCATCGGCGGCCAAGCTCCACTGCTCGTCATAAACCTGCTTTAACTGAGGTGCCAGCGCCATCGCCTCGGGTCTCTTGCTCGCTATGTAATAGGAGAGGCCAGAAACCAAGCAAGGTAGATATCTTGCGGGAACATCGACGTTGTTTGAGCCCGGCTTACCGCTATCCTCGATCCGCTCCAAGTAGTAATACGAGAACGTGTAAGATGTCACCGCATCTGGGACGGGCCAAAAGTGAAGCGTTATGTTTGTCGGCTTGCGTTCCACGTAGAACTGCAAGGGTCTGCCTTGACTAAGCTTGTTTGTTTGTCCGGCATACTGACTGACAGATATCCTATTCATCCTCAAATCTGTCTGCCTTGAAGGATCTCCCGCATTCGTCCTCAGAAGGCCCTCAACGATATCCAGCTTTTCTGCCGTCAAGTCGTAAGATGCGGTGCCTGCCGTAAGTGACATTGATGCGTCCCTAACCGTCCAGAGGTTAAAGCCCCTGTTTTGCCACTCAAGCATAAGCAAATCAAGGCTACGCCGAGCAGTCTTGTAGTCATACCCGCTTCTAAGCTCAAGGCCCGCCCTCTCATACGCTTCTTCGAATATCTCTGACAAGTCAAGAGTAAAGTTGTAACTGCCGCTAGTGGCCATATTTCTTCCTCAGTCTCCGGGCGGAAATGTCGCCATCTTCATATTAGAAACGATCCACCCTTTGGGGATGGCTAGCTCGGCATCTCCTTCTATAATATCTTCGCCCTCAACGATCATGTGAGGGCAGATCACGATCTTTTCGTCATCTTCGTAAATCAATGCGCCACAAGATATGACGGTCGCAGTTTTTTGCTCTTTGAGGTCTTCGAGAGATCTCCATCCGGTGTTGGAGCCTCCAACCGCATCTCTCCAGACGATTCGATGTATGGTCACCACTTTGTCTTGTCCGCCCAATACGCCGCAGACATCTTGCCTTTCTTAATGTTCCTTCTGTGCCTAGCCTTAAATGACTTTCTCTTTGCCTTCATCTTGGCGGACTCTCCACTCTTAGGCTTGCCGGCAGTCTTTGCCCCCTGCTCCCCGAAGCGAATGATCTTTTCTTTCCCGCCCTCGCAAGCCTTCACTATGTGAGACTTTTTGGGGTGATTCGGAGTTCTCCTAGGCTTGTTGCAGGCCATCGACTTTTTGTCAACCCTTCCGCCTGACTTGTAGTATCTTCTGGTCATGCCCTACCCCTGTGCCGTGCAGTCTTTTTGGCAACTTTTTTTGGCTGACTGGAGTGCTGTTTCCCCTTGGCCGTGTCGGCCCTTTTCTTTCTGGTGGTGGAGGCATACTCGCTACTGCTAAGGGCTTTGATCGCCTTTTCCGGCAGGTAGCGCTCTCCGGTTGCCTTCGACCCTTGGGTGCTGGGCTTGCCGGACTTTGTTCGCCATTTTTGCTTAGTCCAGTTTTTTAGAGACTTTTGAGGTTTTTTGAGAGACATCAGTCTTTATACCCCCCGCCGCTATCCTTGTATTTCTTGGCTAGCATCTGAGCTTTTCTGGCAGACCATTGACCGGGCTTGCCGCCCTTATCGCCAGCCTTTATCTGATTAAACAAACGCTTACGAAGGGATGGCTTGGTGTAATTGCCAGCCTCATTAACACGGGACTCTGTCTTTCCGCCAGAAGCGTATCGTCTTCGCATCACCTACCTCAAACCGGCGCCTGATTTATCCACAGTTGTTGAGAAGCACTGTAGGTTAAGACGTCGCCATCTTGTGGATTTGTAATCAAAACATCCGTTAACTCATTGATTGGCAATGGATAAGTTGGTCTAACCAAAATAATACCATTGGGCGATGAATTGACAACAGTGGCCGCCAATATATCCGGGGTAGGGCTGGATGGCTTAACTTTTGTCAGGGAGCCTGCTGACGACCCGCTTACATATAACAAGTCACCATCTTGCCAGTTTTCTGCCCCACCGCGAGTATCAATGCCCCTGATTTTGCCGAAGGAGGTTATTCGGCCATCCGAATTATTGGGGATATCCTCTGCGGAAATGCCGACAAAATAATCAGTGGGTGTAGATGGCGAGGCCAAAGAAGGCCCAACCGTAATTCTTCCAGAGTTTCCAAGGGCTCCAGTGAACTCTACAGCCGTGCCCTTGTCTATTTGAGAGCCGGTATTGTTTCTTACTTGAAAGAAAAGCTCTTGACCAAGCTCAAGCTCTACGCCATTACCTAGATTAAGCTGAAGCGTATCAGAGTCTTGGTTCCAAGTAAGGGTTCCCTTGCCATTGTCGTAGGTTGTGTCTGTGTCGAACGTAACATGGTTAGACAAGAATCCATTGTTTGACCGGACAGGGCCAGAGAACGTAGTTCTGCTCACAGCAACACGTTATGCGGCGTAGCCACCGACAGTGGATCAATCAGCTCAATACCTTGGGCCACCTTAGACTCCTCAGAGCCATTCGGGGTGCCATCAGTCCCAGACATCCACTGTATGCACCACTGCTCCCAGTTGCCTCTTGATACAACCTCAGAGCCGAGCCAGAAGTTAGCATGAAAACGGCTGTCCATAACCGCCGGTGTTACCTCATTGCCG